CCATCTTGTTTTGGTATATATGCAACTTGAGTAAACGGAGAGAATATAGAATACTCGCCATCATCAAATCTAAATCTATAACTGAATCTAACAAACTTATCTTCTAAATAAGTGGGATCACCAACATAATTAGCATCGTAATAAGGGTTTGCGTTAAATGTTATTACCGCATTATCAGCCAATGTTAATGCTACAGATGCCGTAACGGTAAATGTTATATCATTATATGATACTACTTTTGTACCAACTGGTATTCCTGCTCCTGTTAATATTTGTCCAGGAGTTATAAACTCAAGCGCTGGCGCGTCTATTATAAAAGTAATACTAGCTGTAGTTGCTCCATTAACAACAGCTGTTCCTCCTCCTCCTGGCAGGTATATATTTGAAACATCATACATTGTGGTTTCATATTCTCCTTCTACTGAGCTTTCTTTATATAACTCTATTGGTAAGTACGGATTTAATTTCGCTACTGATAACTGCGCTTCAGAAGTATAATAATCTGGGATAGCTATATTCTGAGGGTTAGCTAGTGATACATTTATTTTTCTAGGTTGATTTCTATTGTCTGTCCAGAATAATAATTTCTCTAATAAGTTTACCCCTGTTATTCTATTTGTAGTTGAGAAGTTTAAGAATGCTCCCTCTACTAATCTTACAACATCGCCTGTTAAAGTATTTAATACATAAATAAAATTCTCGGCCGCTGGATTATAAACCATTGGCCCAGTAGGATTGGTGTAATTAGTTAAAAAAAAGTATATATTATTACTGTTTTCATCGCAATAATAACCTATACTTTCTAAGTCTTCTACTTCTGTTAACTCTCTAAAACTAATAACTAATTCATTTCCTAATACATTTTGCAATGTTCCTACATTGGCTCCTTCTGAACGGCTTATTTGCATATTTAATGCAGTTCTATATTGACCATTAGGCAACAACCTATCATCAATATCCTGGTTCATTTTAGCCTGTAGAAAATTATTTTTTATTTCCGCCATTATATTTTAGTGTTTAATCCATTTAGATTTGCCTCTCATTACTTGAGTAATCTCTTCTATTTTTATATTTGATAAACGTATCTTAGCGTTTCTTAGCTTAGACCATTTTTCTTTATTTAATCTTTGTACCAAATACTCTGGGTAATTTGATCGAGTTGAAATAACAGCATGAGATATATAAGCATACATTGCATCTTCAGCCATTTTAGGTAATCTAGCATCTCCGTCATAAGCTAAGTTGTCTGATATATATTCTAATATAATTAGCTTATCAACCAAGTCACTAGAGAAAGACATTTTACCTTCCCTATTGTTTATAGTAAACCAGCCATTCCTTTGTGCATATTGTGGATCTAGACCGTATCTTTCTCCTAATCCGTAAGTTCCTTCGTTGTATAATGTATTGTTAAAGTCTGGGCTGCTATTACTATCGTATATTAAACTGTCTTTTGCTTTTCTCCATCTTTCTTCTATAATCGATGTACCTTCAATATTTTCATTAAAGTTGTCTTGCATTTCAACTCCAGCAGCATCCTGTATTGGCATTTCACCAGGATTGATTGTTAAGTTGTTTGCTGGATATATAGGATGTTTAACGCCTTGTTTATCTACCCAGGATACTTTAACATAGTTAACGTAGTCTTGAGGCAACACAACACTTAATGAATGCGGCACTGTTAGTTCTTGAGACTTCTCGCTTCTAAGAGTATCGTAACTAAATTCTTGTAATCCACGTTTAGCATGGAACAACAAATCTGTTTTCTTTATACTTGGTATTAATTTTCCGGCGCCAACATAAGCAACATAGAAATTATTAACAACGTCGTTCAAAGATATATATGAGTAATCGCCATAGTTTTGTTCAACAACAGTTCCATAAGCATCTCTATCGCCATAAAGGCCTCCATCTATTTTCTTTAATTGAACAACAATTATACCAGAAACTGGAACTGGTTCAAATGTAATAGTATTACCAATTACACTATAGTATCCAATGTACTCATCATAAGTTCCTGGAAAACCACTTGGACTTAGATATAATTTAAAATTGTTTAAAGCGTATTCGGTAATACTTGGATCGGAATTACCAAACACTAAATCTGTATTAAATGTAACAGTATAACTACTTGCTTCAGTTAAAACAAAACTTTGAGCACCTTCGTAATATTGTCTATTTGTTTCGGTAATTAAACCTCCATTTGGGATTGCCATGTTCTATTTAGCTTTTTGAATTAATATCTTCTGCTTGTGCTTGTTGTGATGCTACTTGAATTATAGTTGGGTCGTTTATAACTATACCAGCATATAATAATATTTTTGTTATAACTAATGTTTGTTCTGATCCATTCAATTCAAAGTCTCTTGAGCCAGTAGGTTCATCTACTACATCATAAGGAACATCATTGTATACATATTGCCCAAGACCTCCAACAGTAAAACCCCATATTGGATCTTTTGGCTTTCTAACGTAGTTAACAGCGATGTTACTAGTTATACTCGTAGGAGCAACAAATAGTTTATTGTTTTCGTATAAATAAGTTGGGTATGTTTTTGTCGATGCTGTTAAAGGAGAATTTTGTATATAATAAAACTCACTACGTTGTAGCCTTTCAAGTTCTATCTGGCTATTAAAGTCATTTGTATATACCACCGATCCAAGCCTATAGAAGCTAACTGGATCCGCATAAGCATCAACTGTAGGTAATAAAAAATATTTTAAAGCACCACTGACTGTATAAGTAGTATTGCCAAAAGTTTTAAATACCTCTATTTTTTCATCAATATTGGCAACACGGTCAGCATAATCAAAATCAGTTTGTGCTACTCTTAATTGTTGATTTAGATCATCAAAATACTTTTCGAATATTTCTAATTGAACTTGGGTTGCGATACTATTGAACTCTTGTGGTGTCATATAACCACGTTGCTCTTTATTAAGTATTAATAAAACTGTTTTATAAACTGTATTTACATTTATTGCCATCTTGTATCTTTATTATAATATTTAGGCAGTTACTGTACTCTATGTACAATAACTACCTATATATTAGTATTACGTATTATTGAAATTTTTTCTCAATAGATTGGTATATTTCTATACCTTCATCTGTCTTGAAAAATGAAGCCATTGCTGAGTATGGATTTTCATCAAATGGAACTGTCATTAATTTTTTGCCATTAGAAGCCCATTTAAAATCACGTTGATCTTGTGATAATTTTATAATGTTTGCTTCACAAGCTTTGATAGCAAAATTACGAAGTTGTATGTTTTCGTCATTAGCCAAATCTAAGAACAATTCTGGATTGTTTCTAGCGTATAATAGTAAATCTCTTTTTATCTCCTTAGAAGTCATCTTTGATACCTTAGATCCAAGTTCAACTCTTAAAACCGCTTCTGCTTGATCAACGTCCATCGCCATTGCAGCTGTCATTGCTTCTACTTGTAATTCTAAAGTGTCTAATTCATTTACCGCTACAACAGCAGCGTCAAATTCTCGATACTTTTTATTTAGCATCGGGTGATAAATAGATAATAATTTTTGTAAGTTTTGTTTTTCTTTTGAAACGGTTAATACTCCATTTCTAAACATGATATGCCCAAGAGTAGCTTCTCCCTTTTGTTCTTCAACAAATGGACTATTCTGATTTGTTGCATACCTTAATTCTTTTTGATCTTTAGTTTCCTCATCAAACCATAATAGAGGAAATCTTCTAGAGTGTCTGGAAGAGATTGTATATGTTAATGGACTATGTGATCCATTTAAGATATAAGTTCTATCTTTTACTTCCCAATTTTCTAAATGCGTATTTTTTGTTTTTGACATGATATAATATAATTAATTAATTTTTAAAAGGTAAAAATTACCCCCGTAGTTTCAACAGGGGTAAGATTTACAATACTTGTGTAGATTATACTACTGAAGTGAATAACACGAAGTTATTAGCTCCTTGAACACATAAACATCTTTCAGACAAGAAGTTTACCTCCATTGCATCAAGATCAGATGTATATGCTCCACCAACAGATCCAAGTACCCATGATTTCATTCTTCTGTCATCAGCTTGTGAAGCTCTATAACGTACGTGTAAGAATGGTCTACGGATATTTGTTCCTAAAATTTGATCGTAAACTGTAGAAGTTCCAGCAGGAACAAGTACACCATCAATACCAGAATTTGCAACAGCTCCACGAGTAGATGCATCGTTTAAGTATTTCCAGTCAGTTTTGTAGAAATCGTAAGAACCTCTTCTGAATCCAGAGAATCCTAAGTTCAAAGCCATTTCTTCAGAGTTTTCAAACAAACCGTAAGCAACCCCACCAGCGGCTCCAGAAGATAATGCAGCAAGCATATCATCAAAGTCAAGAGATGTTTGACGGTTTAAGAATAACATATTTTCTTCGATAGCTCCTTGAGTATCTAAGTTTTTCAAGATTGAATCAAATTCAACTAATCCAGAAGCAGCAGAGAAGTTATTCAATACATTACCTCTATCTTGAACAGCAGCAAAGAAACCTTCAGTTCCTTTTTTACCAGCTGTTAAAGCAGCAGATCCAGCAGCAGCTAATTCACCCTCAACAACAGACATTTCAAGATAATCTTCAAAACGTAATCTTGTTTCAGATTCTGCTTTTAAGTACCACATGTACCCGTCAGCTCCATCTTCAGTAGCAATTTCAACCCATCCAATCTGAGCAGTGTCAGATCCATTAACTACATATTTATTACGGATAATAATAGGAGAGTTAGAGAATTGAGTGAATGTAGGTGTAATGCTAGTATAATCATCATTTACTAAAGTAGAACCTTTAGCATATTCAGAACCGTAAACGAAGATTTTTAAATCATCCATTCCGTCTGTAAATCCAGCAGCAGCTAATGTAGCAGCAGTATATGGAGCAACAGTTAAAGCACCATTTGCAGCATCAGAAGAAGTATCATTAGCTCCAGAAAGAGTAACAATAGCTTTTACTTCTAATCCTGTAGCAGGGTTCATAATAACAATAGTTTGATTTTTAGAAATAACGTTAGCAACATACGCATCAGCAGTAGCAGGAGTTAAATCAGATTCGATCAATAAAGTATTACCAGCAGCACTAACTACATTTACTCCTGTGTAAGCAACGTGTAATCTATTTTGTTCTGACCAGATAACTTGATCAGAAGCCATTGGCATTTCAGCTCCAACCATACGTAAGAATCCAGAAAGAGTTCTGTTTCCGTAACGCTCTACTTCTTGTTCGTAGATTTCAGGTAAATATTGTTGAGCAAAAGATACAAAATCCGCGTTAGTAGGATCTGTAAAGTTTAAGTAGTTCGTGTCTAGAGCTTGTTGCTTCTGAGACGGTTTAATCGAACCGAAAGTAGGCGTAACATTTGCCATAATTTTTTAATTTTAATTGTTAAATTTGTTTTTGATTTTCAATTTTGTAGAATCAACACCGTTTATTGCTTTCACTTTAAAACCATTAACAAAGATTTCTCCAGTAGACGTTTGTCTAGGAGCAGTCTGAAAGTTATTTGATTTTGCAGTAATCTCTTTAATAGCGTCTGCTTTACCTTGCTCATAAAAATGGCCCGCTAAAGTATCTACGTTTTCAGCAGCATACATCGCCTTATGATAACCTTTCAAATCTGTTACTTCACCTTTTTCATTCAAGAACTTCTTGACTAAGTTTGTAATATTTGATTGTTTATCCGCTACAACATCTGCATTCTGAACGCCATATCTAAAATTCTTTTCTCCCACTTTAAAATCAAAACCTTTGAAATCTTGAGAGAAGAAACTTTTTGTGTCATCCTTAAATTTTGAATGTTGAGTTTCAACTGTTTGCTGGTCTGCTTGGTATCTATTGAAAAAGTCCATAGCCTTTTGTTGATCTTTATTCACTGTTGGTCGTAACTTTACTTCCTCATAGTATTTAGATTTAAGATCTTCTAAAAAGCCTTTAGCTTTTGCAACTTCTTCCTTAAATGCGAGTTTCTTTTTTCTAATGTCTCGCTCATCATCTTCGTCTTCGTCATAACTAAATTTATCCTCCATTAAGAACTCAATCTCTTCGGCATCCAAATGTGGTCGTGATTTTTTATAATATTCTTTTAATAATGTTTGGTTATTAACCGTAGAATAATCAGCATTTAATCTAACATAGTCTTCTACCGTTCCACCTGTATCTTCCATAAATGAAATCAACTTTTCTACATTTTCTGGTAATTGTCTACCTGTTGCTTGAGCATCTTCAATAGCTTGCTCTACTTCAGTTGTTAAAGCTTGAGACGCATTAGCAACTTCTTCATCAGTTACTTCTTGCATTACTCCAGCATTAACTACAATTACTTCTTCTTGGCTTTCATTGTTTTGGGTAATGATTGCGGGTTTGGCGTTTCCTTCATCCACTTTCGGCAATCCCATTTGGGACTCTTGGCTGCCCAACACGCTTTCATCTGTGATTTGCTTTTGAACGGCATCTTCTTCTAGTTTTTTATTTGTTAAATCTACTTTTGAAATAACCGCTGGTTTGTTTAGTTTTTTCATTGGAGTTCTTTTCTTTTGAAGTTTAAAGGCTCCTTCTTGTTGTACTTCTTGTGACATAATATAATAATATAAAATTGGTTAATAATGTATTTTTTACATAAACCCTAACCCTAATTCTTCAAGTCCTTGATTCTCAAAGTCTTTAGGTGTAGAATTATTTTTTCTTTGATCTATTAATTCTGATTGTTGTGTGGCTTGTATCTTTGTTCTTTGATCTTTTCTATCTTCTGCTTGGTTTTGTTTTTGCTGTGCAACTTGTAATTGAGTCTGGGCTAACTGTAAGTCATAACCAAATTGTTCTGCCATTAATTGTTTCTTAATTAATAACTCTTGTTGCATTCTTTGTATTTCAAACTGAGATTTAGATTGTAATACTTGTATCTCTGTTTGCGCTAATGCTTGTTGCTTTTGAACTTCTGCTAATGCCGCTGCTTCTGACGCTTGAGCATTTGCTTGGGCTTGCGCTTGTATATTTGCTTGTTGATTTGCTTGATCTCTTTCAGCTTTCTTTTTACGTTTAAACTTTAAAGATTGATTAGCTAAATCTATATTTGTTATTTGTCTTAAATCTATTACATCTTCTAAGTCGATGCTTCCTGTTTGTAAAGCTACTTGTACGTTTTGTTCAAACTTAGCTTTATCTTCTTCTTCAGGTTCCATTTCTAAATAGATGCCAAAATCATGTAGGTTTAAAGTTTCTATTTCTTTTAATGTTTCAACATTGAATAAAGATATACTTTCTATTAATGATTGTCTTGTTAACGGGAAGTCTAATGAATCTGCAACGCGTAAAGATACATTCTCGCAAGTTTTCAATGTTAAATACAAACTAGCATCCTTAATATGTCTTGTAGCGGTATTTGAATTTGCTGCTGCCATTTTTTGTAATCCTACTAAAGCATCGACATCTGGTGAACTACCGTCTCTTGCTTCATTCAATCCAGTTACATCCCGGATCATTTGTAAGTAATATTGATATGTTCCAATAAGCGCTTGTATCTTAGCGTTACCATTAGACGTTTGTAATTCTTGAATCGGCACTTTGCCCGGATTCATTCCGCCATCTTGGGATTGAGATCTACCAACTATACTACCAGTTTGGAAATACATATTTAATGCTTCAGCAGCATTGTAATTTGTTCCATTCCCTAAATCAACTTCTGCTAATCCATCAACATCTACGAATACTCCATCTGGAACCATTCTAGATAATACTTGTTGTAACTTTAAATGTGTTAACTGAATCATATCAGCAAACGTGGTTGCTCTACTTACTAATGATTCAATTTTACCTTTGTACATTCTTGGTGCACAAATATTATAATTCATTTCAACTTTTGTAGTATCAGCAAATGGTCTAGTCATATTCTCAGCTAATTTCCAATCTAGCATTTTTTCAAATCCTAATATCTTTGCCCCTGAATATAAAACCTCTATACTTCTTGATACTCTATTAAAGTTATCATTCTCTGGTGGATTAAAGCTATCGTCTTTTTCTAATGCTTTCTCTAGTCCAGTTTCTGTTTTCTTTATTTTAAATACTTGGTTTGAATATGTTTTGTATTCAAAGTATAATACTTGTACGGTATTATCATTAGTATCTTGACCATAATAATTACGAACATAGTTTGAATCTCCTGGATATTTTTCAATCTCTTTTAAATCTTTATCAGATAAATAAGGAAATTGCTTTTTAAGTTCTTCTAAACTAATTGATTTTACTTCTCCAACATAATATATGTCTTCGAAGTTAGGATCTTCTGTGTATGAATAAACTAGGTTAGCTGGGTCTACATAATCAATTACAACTCCGTTTGCTGGGTTCCAAGATGTTTTTGTAGCGCCAATACCAATAACTGTTAAATCGTAATTTACTCTTTTATTAGTTAATGTATATTTGTTTCTATCTAGTATTTGATTTATAACTTCTTCTTCTGCTATTTCAATTGATGGTTTATAATCTAATTGTAATCGCATCTCTAATTCCTCTTTTGATTGAGGTAATGAATTAGGATCTGTTGTATTATATAAGTTAGCTCCTAGTTTCGCTTGTATCTCATCAAGCAATTCTTTAGCCATCATATCTCTAATTATGTTTTCCGCATATTTAGTCTTTGCTTTTGTCGATGCTGGATCCTGAGCGAATGCTTTTATCTTATATAGTTTGCTTGATATACCATTAACAACAATATCCACAAACTTAGGTAATATTGGAACCGGTTTCCAGTCTAAATTAAGATATGACAAATCACCGTTTATAGATAATTCATCTTTATATTTCTGCACTGACTGTTCTCCTCTAGCATAGAGTCTTAGTCTGTGGAAGTTTTGCCAGTTAGATCCAAATCTATTACCAGCTCCTCCTCCAACTCTATCGCCTCTAAACCATTCGTTCTCTATAGCTCTACCAACCGCATAGCCATATTCAATTGTTTGTTTTTCTGAATCAGGTACTACCTGGCTTGGGAAAGAACTATTACTATTAGTATAAATCATCTATTATATTATTTTTGAACTATTGCCGTTGTTATCGTATTTTTTAAAGTTTAATGCTACTGCTATTTTTTCAATTGCATAAACTGGAGTATACATGTGTTTGTTACATGCCATTATTGCCAATCCTGAACTAATAGAAGCATCATGCTTTGTTCTATCATTGATATTAAATCTAGCCCAATCATTTAATGTTTTCTGGAAATACATAGTCCCAAAGTTATCGCCTACAATTCCAACATAAGTTTCAATATAGGTTTCAATTGCTGCAGCATGAGCTTGTATAATATCTTGTCCTGAGTTTGGTATACCGCCTATTTCTTTTTCAGCTGGTGATAACTTATTCCACGTTTTATCTGGTCGATTCATAGAGTAACCTCTATAACCTCTCCTTTTAAAATGATATAATAGTCTAGCTTTGTTATTCTCTGCTAATATAGGCATACCATAAAAAATACAAGCCATTAGTATTTCTTCGAAGAAGATCTCTGCTGTTTGTGGTCTAGCTATATATTCTAAAAAGAAATGATTAGCTGGTATGTCTTCCATTGAGAACTTTGTTAATCCGTGTAATGCTCCATTGGATCCACGGTTATCAACTGTTCCTGATATATCATAACTATCACATCCAAAGGCACCACAGTGCTCATTACCTGGGTATTTCATCCCATCCTTTATTATTACACGGTTTTGCATGTATTTAGGGGGAACCCAACTAATTAAGAACCTGCCGTCTTTATTTGGATAGAATATTACTTTTGAATCAACTATTCCGTTCTCCCATTGAAAACTTCCTTTAGTTAATATATTTGTATTTCTTAGATCTTCATTGTAATCAATCTGTTCATATATTTTTGTAAGATTGAATAAAGATTGTTTTGTTTCATCTCTAAAGGCATGTTGCTCTGTTCTTGGAAACTGTCTGTAGTATTCATTTAAAGCATCTGAATCTGATTTTAAACCATCAACTTCATTTTGCCAGTGCTCAATAACACCATATTCAATCCAACTCCCATCTACCCCTTTTACAGGTTTTTCTGGCGTATCGAATACAGGTAAGCCATAAGTATCAATGAATCCTTCGTAGGACCATTCCATAGGTATGAACAAACTATATAATCCTGAACTAGTCTGTCCGTTGCGGGTTCTTTTTTTAACATCAGAATTATAATAAAGTTTCTTAAAGTTATCTCCTCCTTTATCTAAAGCGTTTGAGGTTGATCCCATCATACACTTACCAATAATCCTACTACCTAATCGTAAACAAGTTTTTGTAACTCGCCAGTTATTCAATATATTATCTGGACGTTCCCATTTACCACTCTCATCGTGTACTAAAAGTTTTAACTTTTCACCATCATAAGAGTTATCTCCCGTGTTTTTCCAGTCAATTGTAGTGTCTAATCCATCAAGTTCATCTAGCTTCTCATTATTATCTAATTTTCTTCTAGTAAGTTTTGATGCGGGTATTCTATAAGCTAATTCTGTTTTAGGCCTATCCATACCGTCTTGTATTGGCTTAAAGAAGAAAGGATAGTTTATTGATATTGGTACAACCTTATCCGTAAACATCTTTTTAGCATCCGCTCCAGACTTTGATAATATACCAAATCGTGAGTCACTTGATATTGTAGCTTGATTAACTAATTCAGCGGATGACATAAATGAAAAACCAGAACGTCTATTCTTTAAATAGGTCATTCCATAACATCTACTATCCGCTTTACAGGCTTCCCAGAATATAAAGAACAATCTATTTGACTCTCTAAAATCTGGCGCTCCAACGTCTATCTTACTCCATTGCAAGTACATATAATGCGTACCTGTTATATAAGTGGCTTTGCCGTTATTATAAAACGACATACCTTCTTCTCTTCTTTTGAACTCTTGGTCAATGTAATCATACCAATGCTCTTTAAATGCATCTGGATATTTATTCCAATCGAATACATTCTTTATCTTTTCTATTTCTTTGTTAACAGGTATCTGCTCCCAATATTGCTCTTCTTTTTTATCGGATCTTTTATATGTATCTTCCGCTAAAGGTAAAGCTATTTTTAAATTCTGTATTTCATATATCTCGCCAATCTTACCGCTACGGCTTATTACAACCATATCGTATTCTTTGTTATAGCCATACTCCCATTTATTATAACGGTTCTTTTGCTTAACAACATTTGGCTTTACATGATCTGTAACTATTTTGTATAAAGCTTGTTCGTACATTACTTAGATCTCCCTTCTGCAAACCCTCTAAATGGTTTTGCTTCAACAGCCTTTTCGGATTCATTGATCATCCGTTCTTCCTCTTGAATCCTAGTTAGTATTTCAAATGCATCGAAGATAGCTAGCTTTTTAGTAGCCGCGGCATTCTTTAATTTTTCAGGTTCAGGATCATCTTCATTGCCTGCTAATATTGGTGATTTTGCAACTTTAATTAACTCTCCTACTGCTTGCCTACCGGCTTCAATAATAGCCTGCTTTGTTTCTTTTGTATTCATAAAATTAAATATAAAATGATTAGTTTTTATTGCGTTTTGTATGTTTATATATTTTATGTCCAGCGACTATGATATTCCTCTTCGTCTCCTTTATATTCATATTTAATTACAATATCATTAGATTTCATACAATATAATCTCTGGTTATCTATGATAAACTCAAACTCTCCGTATGGTTTATATCCTACTAAGTCCCCAGGATTGATTTCAAGCTTGTTTAAGGCTTCGTTTCCGTATTTTAATATTCCAATATGCTTTCGTTCTTTATCAAGCTTAAATTGGTTATTATTTTTTAACGGTTTTACAAAACAACGATCACCAAATGACAACCATTCAGTATCGGGTTTGTATAAATATATTTGATCAGGATCACAAAAATATAAATCTTCTTTGAAATAAGCTCTACTATTTTTTTGTTTACCTTTAATGTCATAAAAACGTCTAAACACGTTGTGATGTATTACTATCGTATCACCAACTTTTATATCTGTTTTATATGCTAATGGTATTGCTACTACTTCAGCTATATTATTTACAGATTTAAAACTCTCTATACGAGTGTTTAAGATTAACTCTTTACCTTCTACATCAATTTTGTTATCGTATCTAGATCCTACCGGTTTAACTATAAAATTAAATACGCTTGTCATACTAATACTCCAGGTCGTATTCAATAGCAATGCTCATGTTGGAATTAAATTTCTTCCATGGCATAACCTCGTTCTCTTTCTTTATGTAAATATTATAAGAATTATCTACAATGTCTAAAAGTATATGAGAGATCTTATGTCCACCATATACTTCTTGTCCCACAGAATAATGCATGGCATCGTCTTTGTAGTTTGCTCCTATACTTATTTTTCTAACAACAGAATCCATTATTCTTTTGTTTCTTTTTCAATTACTGTATACGATCCGTCTTCTAAACTAATATTAACTGCTCCATATTCATTCTCTAATTCTAATTTAAAGTTTTCAATAGATTCGTTTAATGTAGCTAGGTTATGTAAGATAGCGTGTTTCTGTGATTCTAATACACCAATGTTTGTTAACATAGCTAATAGATTCTTTTGATCCGCGTTTACTCTTTCTAGTTGTTCTGGTGTAATCTTGTTTACTTTTTCCATTTTATTTAATTTGATTGTTTATTAGTAGCAATGTATCAGAGTCGAACTGATTTGAACGGGCTTATGAGACCCGTGAGATACCTTACCTCCCACTTGCTATTTATTATTTAATTACGTGGTTATAGTGTTTTCTACTACAACGTCTTCTGGTATATATCCATCAGCGTTTTGAGCATATCCTAAAAAACTATGTACGCAGTCAACAGGGAATATTTCACTTTCAAAAACAATTTCTTGCTCTGACATTACATCATAAGCATATCCATCGTAGTATATTGGCTCTGTAATTACGTTAAAATCTGAATCATAAGTTCCATTTTCTAAAACAATTTTACCTATTTCAACAATTGCTTGAATGCCTTGTCCGTATACAAGTCTATCTTCTGTTTCTACATAAACTCCTTTAGCAATTAAATCAGCTATTGCAGTTTCTTTGTCTGTGTAATTTAATTTGTATATGTTCATATTATAGTGTTGTTAATTGTGCAAGTTCAGCGTTTGTTAAACGTGTTTTATAAAGTTGTGATGAGTTATTTTTTCCTAAAAATGGGCTTCCACCTGAACCTGCATCGTATGAAAATACACTACAAGTTGGTACAGTTCCAGTTGAGCCAACGGCAATTTGATTTCCATTTACATAAAAAGCAAAATCACTTCCTTTATATGCAATTGCAGCCTTATATCGTGTTCCTACTAACACAGGTGTATTATAAAAAAATTGACTTACATTACCTACTCGAACTTGCGCAAAAAGCAATCCAGAACCGCTAAAAACAACAACTCTATCTGAACCCGTACCATTATTAATACCTATTGCATTAGCCGTTGTTACATCGATAAATACAATATCAACAAACAAAGTCCCCTCTGTTTGACCAATTAAACTACTTATTCCTGTTTTAGAAATAACATCAGCGTTACGTGTTACTGTTGATGCTACTGTTGGTATGTATGATGTTTGGTAAGAACCTACTTCTAATTGTGCACCCCATATATCCACATTTCCAATACAATCAGTATCCCCAGTGCCATCTTGTTTAATTCCTCCTAAAATTAGGTATGATGAAACACCTATTGTTATTAAATTTCCACTATAAGTAAATTTTTGCCAATTATCATTAAGTGTGTATTTAGTTGAGAAACCAGTATTCCAAATTGAAGTATTGTTTGTGGTAAATCTAATTGAATTTGCACCACCTGAAACTGATTTTTTAGCATAAAAAGAAAAAGTATAAATTGTACTTGATGTAATCGAATTGACGCCTTGCCTAACAGCACTATTTAAAAGTAAAATATTTAATGTGTTTGCATTTGTCAATCCACTTGGCGAAATAATTGAAGAAGAAGTTATAGAAGCAGAAGTAACTTTCTCCCAACTTGCATTGTCAAATTGTTCACTTCTTAAAGCTAAATTCGTTCTCTGCGGCTCAACTAATATACTAGGTGTACCATTTGAGTAATCAACTCTTGGTACATCTAATCTATCAGTTGTTGGAAAATATTCTGTTGCTGATGAGCCTGATTCTAATTGAGCACCCCACCATACAATAGAAGAAACACCATCTCCATTATATGTTTCACTTCCTGAAGTAGTTCCGTTTGTATTTGCTAAAAAAAATGTATTATTTCCTGTTAAATCACAAACTCCTGTAGCAGTAATTTTATACCAACCATCTCCAACATTTGTTATAGTTCCTGTTCCGTTTACTTGACTGCCTACTGTTCCATTTGTTAAATCAAAATAAACTCTAATCCAAACTCCTGTTCCTGAACCCCCAAATTGAACATTTCTACTGCCAACTCCTCTTTTTACATAAGCACTAATCGTATAAGTAGTTCCACTTGTTAATGATATTGAGAATTTTGCCATCCTATGTTGAGTAGCAGTTGCAGAATTTTCTATAACGCTATCAGCAGTTAAAGTTCCATCAGGAGCCGTTGTTGTATTGGTAGTTACAGAAACTCCTGCTTTTACCCAACTTGCGTCATTAAATTGCTCTGAATAAGTAAATAAATTCCTTGGTACTACTTCAATCAATCCTTGCTCGTTTACTCTCGTTGTAGTTGTAGCACGAACTACATCCATTTCTCTTGGTACGTATAAATTTTGATTTAAAGCGTACCCTAAGAAACTATTCTCCTTTACGGCAAAATTATCATTGCCTATTACTAAACTTGCTTGTTCTATCATTGTATGTTATAATTTAAAGCGATAGCCATTTTATCGTATGTGTAGAATGAATCACCTGTTAGTAATTCAAGTTGAGCGTTTGATAAACGTTCTTTCCAAAGTATTGCAGAATTAATTCTATCATTTAAGATACCTACGGTTGCTGGGCTCTCATTTTTTCCTAAATAAACATCAGAACAAGCGGGCACAGAATTAGAAGTGTTTGCGCCTATTTGTACTCCGTTAACATAAAAAACAAAATCGTTGGCCTTATATGCTAAGGCAAGTTTAAATGTGTTTCCAGAAATTGCAGAAGACGGAATAGTTACCTGCAAAACATTTGAAAGCCTACTAATCGCACGAATCGTATTTACCGAAGTACCTTTTTGTAAAACCACAGTGTTGTTGTTAGTTCCGTCTGATATTCCAAAAATCCTCTCTCCAGAAGTCCAGTTTTGTATATCCACCTCTGCAAACATCGTCCCCTCTGTTTGACCAATTAAACTACTTATCCCTGTTTTAGAAATAACATCAGCGTTACGTGTTACAGTTGATGCTACTGTTGGAATATATGATGTTGCGCTTGAGTCAGCTTCGAGTTGTGCACCCCAAAGATAAACGGATGTAGATAAAGAGTTTGATTGTGCTCTTCCTGAATTAGATGTATCAATTAAAGCACAACTAATTCCTGATGTAGAGGTGCTTGTTGCTGTAAATGTTATAGAACATCTATACCATTCATTATTTGCGTTATTAATTAAAGCAATAACTCCTGCCCCAACAGTTCCTAATACTCCTGTATTTAAATCAAAATTTGCAAAAGCATTTGTTCCAAAGGATGCATTTGGCAATATTAATTGTGCAAAATTATTTGTATTCTTTTTTAAAAAAAAAGAAAGTGTATATGTTATCCCAACCGTGAAATTCAAAGTTTTTTGAATTGCGTGAAAACCATTTACACCATTTCCTGCAAGAGTATCAGCAACAATTAAACCTGATGGAGAATTTGTTGTGTTTGCAGTTATTAATATGTTTGTCTTATCGTAACTTGCATCATCAAATTGTTCTGAAAAAGTTAACAAATTAGTTCTCTGAGGCTCTACCAATAAACTCGGACAACTTCCGTTTGTGTAATCAATACGAGGAATGTTTAAACGCGTTGTTGTAGGGAAATATTCTGTTATTGTTGGAGACAATTCAAGTTGAGCTGCCGCAATACAAACCTTAGTTGCTGCTTCACTACTTAACGAAAGTAATCTAAAATAATTACCAGTAAGTGTACTAGAAAAAACATCTATTCTTTGCCATTCGTCAGTTAATTCTAAACTAAGATATGGAGAAGAATTTGATATTTTAAATCCAAAAGTTTTACCAATGTCTGATGCGTCTATTGCTTTTAGATAAAAAGAATAACTCGCATTTATTATTGTTCCCGTATCTTTTGTAATATATTTTAATGAATCTCCAATATTTGTTAAATTGTACGTTTGAATATTTGGAAAAGGCGGTTCAATAGTTGAAAGAGCTATTGTAGCTCCTCCTGCTTTAACCCAACTAGCGTCACTAAAGTCACCAGAATAAGTCAATAAATTTCTAGGTACTATTTCAATAAGTCCTAATTCGTTTACTCTAGTCGCTGTTGTAGCACGAACAACATCCATATCGCCTAACGTAGTGTTTGGAACTACTGAATAAAGTTTAGTTTCGTTATAAGCGTTAGGCGTAACAACAAGAGACGCATTGTCTAATAATCCAATAGCGTTTAATTCTTCTAATGTTGTATCTAAACAAGGACCGGCTTCAAATATACTACCTGGATATGTAGCCACTCTAGCTTTAAAATTAGCAATAATGTTATTTGCTACGCTATATATGGCTTTCGCCCATCCTATTCCGATCCCTATATTTATCATATTAGTATACTAGTAAAATATTTGCAGCTGAAACATTAACAGCTGATGTAATTCCAGAAACAATAACTGGTAAGAATGTACCGCTTGTTAACCCAGAGAATGTTACATCTGTGGTATTACCAACTGGTCTTACTGTTATTGTAGTATTAAGTAATGGATCAACGACTGCTCCAATATAAATTGCAGCAGACTTGATATTAGCTAAAGGTAAAGTTGAAACAGTGTCAACTATAGTTGCAAAGTCTGGTTGATTTCCGTATTGTCCCATAATATATTATTTAAAGCCTCCTCCGCGTTTTGCCTTACCAGTCTGAACAATTGCATTTGCAATACGTGATTCTTCTGTAGACCCTTTCATTTTTGTGTACTCTTTACGTAATGCATCAATAGCTTTACTATTCATTGCGCTATAGGCTGCTTTTTTAATTGGCTTCCCACTAGCGTCTGTAATCATAGCCGGAGCGCCTGCTTTAGATTCAATAAATTTCTTTTCAAAAGGCTTAGCTTCTACTTGTTTGCTTTTAACATTTATTTCAGTTCCAGTTACCACACCAGTTCCTTTTTCTTTATTAGCAAATTTTTGAGTAGCTTTGGTTTCTTTGTAATCCATGCCTTCTTTTTCTTTTTTTGCAACATATTCTTTTGCTGCTTGGATTTTTTCTCCAATTTGTTTTAAAGGAGATTTACCCATGTGTTTTTGAGCGTAGGCCATAATTGTAGTTTTGTTTTTTTATTATTTTATTCTTGTGTATATTACTGTAGCTTCAATTTCACCTGTTACAGTACATTTTAAAGTGTCTTTATCTATAAAAGAATACTCTGATGTTGAATGGTAATTCATTTCTTCAAAATACGTATCTATCACTAATGTCTTATCAAGTTTTACTATTTTAGAATCGAAAGCAGCGCCGTTTCCAGTGCTAAATTCAATTACTTGTAAGTTACCTTTTACATCTTTCCAAAATACTAATTGAGAAGAATGTCTATTTGGTTCCCAATAACCAATTAAATCATTTGTATTAATCTTTTCTTGGGCATTGACATTTAAACTAAACAATAATGCTACGATAATTAAAATACAGTTTTTCATAATTAAATAATATTAGATTTATATAATATTATTATTACACGTTTTTACTGTTTTTTATATGCTTCTTGCTCCCACGGAAGGTTCTTAGCTCCTTCTTTCATAGTTCTTCTTTGGTATTTTTTACCTTTCCACATTACATGGTCATCAGTATACTCCAAGTCTCCCCTTTTCATTTGATCAATATGAACCATTTCATGTTCTATTGTTTTGCTTTTTTCTAACTCTGAAGGAGATATATTCTTATTTATCAATATGGATCCATTTGACTGAGCCATTCCTAATATGTTATTATCCATATCAGTACTGTATATTGGTGTGTTATTCACGCCGTATGGAGTTCTAGCCATTTTAAATGCCATATCTATATTTTTTAAAATTATTATATCCCCTATTGTTTTTATAGGGGATATAAATTAATCATTATGCTACCGCAATAGCTGTACAAGTAACACCTGTAGGAAAATCAACTAATACGTTAACTCCTCCTGGCACTGCTGAAAGAGCTGCGTTGATAGCGTCAATCGCGTTAGTCCCTGTTGCTCCTGCAATAGTTAATGTAACATTTTCACCAGTTGTGTAAATAACAATAGTGGTTAAAGCTGTAGCGATTGCTGAAACAATTGTGTTTGCATTAACTACTTTAAGCCCTTCTGTATACGCAGTTGCACTAGTAACAGGAATCGAAATAAAATTTGCCATTTTGTTTTTTGTTTTGGTTTTGATTAATTATTTATAATATGCTATTTAGCACTTTTTCATTTTCATTGGGCTTTTCATTGCTTTGCTTGGCATAGCTTTTGTACCCATTGCTTTTTCTACTACTTTCTTAACTGCTTTTTTAACTACTTTTTTCATAATGTTATTATTCTTGGTTGTTTTTATTTTTTAAATGACTATGTATTCTAAGCGCTGTATAACCTATTGATAACAATAATAATACAATCTTCAGTACTGGCTCTAGGCTTGTTAAACTAGCGAATAACGCAGTTAAGTTTAAACCGTATAGTTTAGCATCGGTAGCATCCATTACATTCTTGCTTTAGCACGTTGAGTAATAGGTCCTCCTTTATATTCACAAGGAGAATGCTTCAATTTCATGCCTTTACTTCCATTACTAGATCCTTTACCTAAAGGAAATCCAGTAACATCTAATGGTCCATCCCAAAGAGCGTTAGCTCCAGTGATACCATTGTTCTCTATCTTTTTTACAGCTGGAGTTGTTAGTCTCATATTCATATCTATTATTTAGCTAGTGCTTGATTGGTTAATAAGTTAGGATCCATTAGTCTATCGTATGATCCATCCATTGGTGTACCAAACATATTAGTCATGGTTTTCTGTGCTCCAGGTTTAAAGTTCACGGGTGCTCCGCTTGGTTTTATCCCGGGGTTATAAGCATTAACAGTAGGGGTCAAAGGAGCAACTGGAGTGAATCCTTGTTGCATTGACTGGTTTACTGGAATAGGGTTTCCGTAGTTGTCTATCATCTTGTTTTATCTTTATTTACATTATTTATTGCTGATCGTAATACTATATCTGTATATGTATTATTTCTCATTATTTTATTACTTCGTGTAGTTGTTGGTATATCTTCAGTACCAAGCATTATACGATACATTCTGCTTATTAGTTGTTTACACTTAAAGGAAACTTTGTATATATTATATTTTTGGGTTGTATGGTTTCTATTTCGCCACACTACTATCCACCCTTCTTTTAATAAACTGTTCCAGCGTTTGTTGTCCCAACTATATGCGTATGTACCAATCTTATAATCTTGTTTGGTAAAAAATTCCATACAATCAAAGTATATCAGTAATTCTAAATCAGCGTCTGTAAGATCATAATTTCTGCAAGCCCATCTACGGATTAATCTATAATGTTTTAGTAAGCCTAGATCTTTAATATCTTTTGCTTCTAATTTTCTCATAGAACAATAACTATATCCTGTAGCTTTATAACCTGATAAGTATTCCCTTCAAACTCTATTCCGTGTCCAGCTGCTTTGTCATAATAAATAACGTCTGCTTGCTTTACACTTTTTATATCATCACTTACTGAAACTATAATAGCTTCTTTGTAACGAATATTCTCTTTATCTTTTTCTTTTAAAAGTAAACCGTTTTCTGTTCTTGCTAATCCGACCTTCTTTGGTAAGATTATAATATTATTACCTATTGCCTTCATTGACTCTCAAGTTATTGATTACACAATCAGTTGATAATATTGTAACAGCTACAGAAGCTGCATTCTTTAAAGCTGATTTGGTAACTGATAGTGGATCAATAATTCCAGCATCTATCATATTAACAACATCTCCTGTTATTACATTTAATCCATACCCAGTTTTAGACACGCTTTCTAATGGTGTATATTCAATTCCGGCATTCCTTAATATTGTATGGAAAGGTGCTTTTATAGCATCTAACAATACTTCTTGCCCAACACCGAAAGAATCTATACTATGAGAAGCGTTCAATAAAGCAACTCCGCCTCCAGGTACAATACCTTCTTTAATCGCGGCTTTAGTTGCGCAAATTGCGTCTTCAACTCTATCTGCTTTTTCTTTTAATTCTATGTCAGATCCAGCGCCTACCTTAACTACCGCTACTTTTGCTGAAAGTCTAGCTAGTCTTCTTTCTAACCTAATTACTTCTGCTGGCGGTAAACTGCCTTCTAATTGATTATTTAATTCATCAATTAATTCTTGTACTTCTGTAGTAACTTCTCCAACGTGCAATATAGTTTCTGAATCATCAGTTATACTTTTTAAACAACTACCTAAGTAACTTGGATCAATTAAATCCATATCATCGCCTAAGTCTTCATTTATAATTGTAGCTCCGGTTAGTAATGCTAAATCAGATAATGTATCTTTTTTGTTTACGCCATAGGTTGGAGCATTGACAACATTAACTTTTATATTGCCTTTTACCTTATTCATTGCTAGAGCAGCCAATACTGTTGTATCTACGTCTGCTATAATAAGCAAAGATTTGTTTGCTTTTATTACGTATTCTAATACCGATTGTATTTGTCTTATTGATTCAACTGGTGACTCTATAAGTAATACTGCTGGATTATCTAATTCAGCAACTCGTTTGTTTGGGTTAGTTATAAAATGTGAATTAACTAATCCTTTGTCGTATTGAACACCATCTATAATTTCTATTGAGGTTTCAGCGGCATCAGATGATTCCATCATTACAATACCTGTTTCTCCAACCGCTCTAAAAGCGTCGCCAATAATTTTACCTAATACAGGGTCATTGTTTGTGGATATTGTTGCAATGTGGTTTATCATATCTCCGGTGACTGGAATAGCTATTGATTCTAAATACTCAATAACTTTTTTAGTCATGGTTTCAATACCATCTTTTAATTCTCTTGTATTTACTTTAGATTGTACTTTGTAAGCTTCTTCTAAAATTGCATGGGCTAA